TTCAATATGGACTTCACCGAGATTGCGGAAGAAGCATGGGAACGCGCGGGCCGTGAGATGCGGTCTGGCTATGACTTGCGTACCGCTAGACGGTCCATGAACTTGATGACAATCGAGTGGCAAAACCGCGGTATCAACATGTGGACGATTGATTCGGGTACAATTAGCTTAGTATCCGGTACGTCTAGGTACGCTTTACCAGCCGATACTATTGATCTGCTTGAACACCAAATACGTACCAACAATGGTAACGCGAGCACACAAGCCGATCTTACTATAAGCCGAATCAGTGTAAGTACGTACGCGACTATACCTAACAAGTTATCACAAGGTCGCCCTATTCAGTTGTACGTAGAGCGGTTAAGAGACGCACCGCATGTAAACGTGTGGCCTGTGCCAAACAACAACGACTACGTGCTGTATTACTGGCGAATGCGTCGTATAGAGGATGCAGGGTCAGGCGTACAGACCGCTGATATGAACTTCCGGTTCTTCCCCTGCCTCGTTGCAGGTCTGGCGTACCATATCGCCATGAAAGTTCCCGAACTAGCCGAGCGTATTCCGATGCTTAAAGCCGTGTATGATGAGCAGTTTGATATGGCTGCAGGGGAAGATCGGGAGAAAACGGCGGCACGATTTGTCCCTAGAATAGCTAGGATTCGTTAATGAGCAACCAGTTTGCATCTTCTCAGAAGGTTATCGCACTCTGCGATGTGTGCGGGTTCCAGTACAAGTTACGGGAACTTAAAAACCTGTTTGTAAAAGGGCGAGATACAAATGTTAAGGCGTGCAGAGAGTGTTGGAGTCCAGACCACCCGCAGTTAAAACTGGGAGAGTTTCCAGTTAACGATCCGCAAGCTATACGGAACCCACGCCCAGACCAAAGCCTTGGTCCTTCTGGGGATTTTAGCAGTCGTGGTATCCAGTGGGGTTGGAACCCCGTAGGTGGCGGCAACGATCCATTTGGCCTTTCACCTAACACGTTAGTAGGTACTGGAGTTATAGGCCAAGTTACGGTAACTACATCATAGGAGTGATGAGATGAAAGTATTCGATATGAAAGAACCCAAGGTCATCAAGGCCAAAGGCGTTCAGCCGTGCGGTCACGCACCGAAGCCCAGTATGAAGGGTGTTAAGACTACGGGCATTAAAGTTCGTGGTACAGGCGCAGCTACAAAGGGTCTTATGGCTCGTGGGCCGATGGGGTAAGCTATGAACTATACCGAGCTGAAAACTAACATCGAAGACATCTGTGAAAACTCTTTTACAGATGACCAGCTCGCTATGTTCACACAGCAGGCTGAACAGAAAATATACAACACGGTGCAGATACCTGCACTTCGTAGGAACGTGACGGGTACGCTTACAGCGAGCAACAAATACCTGTCTACGCCATCTGACTTCCTGTGGTCCTATTCGTTGGCCGTCATTGACGGTAGTGGCGTGTACCACTTTCTGTTGAATAAAGACGTTAATTTCATGCGTGAAGCCTACCCTAATCCTACGGATACAGGGCTACCTAAACACTACGCATACTTCGATGATGACACGTTTATCGTTGGGCCTACCCCAGATTCTTCATACAGCTCAGAGCTGCATTATGGATACTATCCTCAATCAATCGTTACTGCTGGCACTACATGGCTTGGGGACGAGTTTGATTCTGCTCTACTCAACGGTGCGTTGATTGAAGCAATTCGCTTTATGAAGGGCGAACCAGATATTGTTGCAATGTACGAAAAGTTGTACTTGCAGGCGATAACGCTGTTGAAGGGTCTCGGAGACGGCAAATTACGTGAAGACGCATACCGCTCGGGACAATTCCGAGTGCCAGTAAGTTAAGGAGACAGAAATGGCAATTACACAGGCAATGTGCACATCCTTCAAAGTCGCTCTACTCGACGGCGAGATGGATTTTAGCAGTGACACATCACAGGTTTTTAAAATCGCTTTGTATACTAGCGCAGCGGATTTAAGCGCCGCTACGACGGTGTACAGCGTCACGAACGAGGTGTCAGGTACGGGCTACACAGCAGGGGGTAACACTCTTACTATCGCAGCTAACCCAGCCTCTTCAGGCACTACAGCGTTCTTAGACTTCGCAGACACTACATGGACCGATGCTACTATCACGGCTCGTGGCGCTTTGATCTACAAAGTGGGCGGTACTAACCCTGCCGTTGCTGTGTTGGATTTCGGCGCAGATAAAACTTCTACAGCGGGTGACTTCCAAGTGCAGTTCCCAACAGCAGACGCTACGAACGCTATCGTACGTATTGCGACACCGTAAGGTGCCTAAATGGCGTCTTCAGTAGAATACATTGGTTGGGGATCAGGTGCTTGGGGCCAAACGGCTTGGGGTACTGACCTAACTATTGTTTCTGTTGATGGCGTAGCCGCGGAAGGCGTTATTGGGTCTGTCACTGTTGACGCAGAGGCAGTTGTCGTCGTTACAGGCGTTGAAGCTGTTGGCCATATAAATGACGTAGGTATAGACGCCGAAGCAGACGTGCTTGTTCAGGCGGTCAGCGGTGTAGGTGAAATAGGCACAGTCACAGTTACCGCCGCCGCAGAGATATCAGTAACCGGAGTAGAAGCTGACGGGTCTGTAGGTGACTTATCTGTAGTTGCAGAGGCAAACATTTTCCCAACAGGTGTGGAAGCTGACGGCGCGATTGGCGATGCTACGGTTGATGCTGAAGCTAATGTTCCTGTCACAGGTGTAGAAGCCGATGGCGTTGTTGGCACTGTTACCATGACTGGTACAGCCAATGTGTTCCCGACTGGTGTAGAGGCCGACGGTGTAATAGGTGACGTGTTTATCGCACTCGGGGCTACAATCCCAGTTACGGGATTGCAAGGGAACGCAGAACTTGGTACTGTAGTCGTATCAGCTAACGCAGATGTACCTGTCGTTGGGCTTGCAGCTACGGGGATTATTGGTTTCGTCAACGTATGGGGCGAAGTTGATGACGACCAAACACCTAATTGGACTCCTATCGCCAGTACACAATCTCCTTCGTGGGACGGTGTATCTGAAACGCAAAATCCAAACTGGCAAGATATAGCCGCATGAGGAACATAACATGGTAACCGCATATTCACCGATCCTTAAACTCGCACTGCCAGTACAGGGGGAACTCTCTGGTACATGGGGTGACGTAGTAAACGACAACATCACGTCGATGGTCGAACAGGCTATCGCAGGTCGTGCAGTTATCGACACATGGACGACTGACTCGCATACGCTGACAACAGCAAATGGTACGACTTCTGAGTCGCGCTGTGCTATGCTTGAGTTAACGGACACAGGTACGGCGCTGACTGGCGCAGGTACGGTTATCTGCCCTACAGCTTCTAAAATCTACATCGTGAAGAACGATGCGGGTCAGAACATCACAGTAAAAACTGTGTCTGGTACGGGTATTCTTGTCCCTGATGGACGTACTACATTTTTGTTCTGTGACGGCACAAACGTCGTAGAAGCTCTGACTCACACTACATCCCTGCAGTTGGGCACTAGCACGGTAGTTACCGCGGTCCTTGACGAAGACAATATGGCCTCTGACAGTGCCACATCCTTGGCTACACAGCAGTCTATCAAGGCATATGTGGATGCACAGGTCGGCGCTAATAACGAGCTATCCGAAGTTCTTGCTAACGGTAATACGTCCGGTGCTAATGACATCATTGTCGATAATGGGCAGAAGATCACTGTAAACACCATTGATGAGACTACAGCGGACTCCGGTGTTACGATTGACAGCGTGCTACTCAAGGATGATGGCGTCAATGCGACGAACCTAGAAGTAACAAACATCAAAGCGAACGACGGCACAGCAGCAGGTTCTATTGCAGATAGCACAGGCGTAGTTACAGTAGCATCCGCGGTTCTTACAACGGCTGACATTAATGGCGGCACAGCGGATGACGTAGTTATTGGTGGAACAACCCCTGCGGCGGCTACAGTTACCACAGCGACAGCCAACACAAGCCTTAATATCGCGGGTACCGTTACGGTCACTTCGATCCTTGACGAGGACAATATGGCCTCCGATGACCCTGCGGGTCTAGCCACACAGCAGTCCATCAAGGCTTATGTAGACGCGCAGGTTGGTGCGAACAACGAACTGTCCGAGGTTCTTGCGAACGGCAACACGACTGGCGGTACGGATATTGCGGTATCTACTGGTGATGACATCACGTTTGCGGACAACAGCAAAGCCATCTTCGGCGGCGTAACGTCTGAGCTTCAGATTTATTCTGATGGGTCGAATAGTTATATCACCGATACTGGGACTGGCAACTTTTTTATTCGTGGCGCTGATTACCTTGTGTTAGAGGACAGTGGTGGCAATAACTATTTTGAAGGTGTTTCTGGAGGTACTGCTAAAGTTTTTTACGCAGGTAGTACAAAGCTGCAAACCACCGCCACAGGCGTAGACATCACGGGTACTTTGACCAGCGATGGGCTGACTGTGGATGGGGCTGCTACGATAAACACTTCTAGCACAGCTCTTCTTAACTTAAACTACAGTGGAGCTACAAAGGGCAGTATCACAACGGACGGAATTAACTTAAAGCATAATGCTACGGCAAATATGTATTTTAATGTTAATTCTGCAAACCGTATGTTAATCGAAGGCAACGGCGACATCACCTTCTACGACACCTCTGGCAATGCGAGTTTCGTGTACGACGAAAGCGCGGGTTCGACGTTCAACGAGCAGGGTGACAACAAGGATTTCCGCGTTGAGAGCGACAGCGTTGCAAACATGTTCTTTGTGGATGCTTCGACTAATCGCATTGGTATTAACACAAACGCGCCAACTACGGATGTAGATATAGTCGGGCAAGGGGCTAATTTTGCAGACATAAAACTAAGGGATGTTGCTGGTCGAGTTTTGGAAATTAAAAGCCCCTCAGATTCGTCAGAAGCGACTATTGCAACCACGACAAACCACAACCTTGAAATACACGCAGGTGCAGGTGGCGCAACTAATTACATTACTTTTAAGACCGACACCGTTGAGCGTTTGGAGATTTCTTCTAATTCAGTGATTTTCAATGACACCGGGGCAGACACCGACTTCCGCGTCGAGAGTGACAGCAACGCTAATATGCTGTTTGTAGATGCTGGGGGCGATTATGTATCTGTGGGAACCGCAGGAAACCTTAACGGGAAGTTAAATGTTGCGGGTTCAATAGTAGCCACTAACGTACAATCTATAGACCCAGATGCTCTAGGTGCAGGGAACGTGGCTCTGGGCCAAATTGCAGATGGCTCTGGCTGGGGTGCAGTTGGGGTCGGCTGGAAAGGGACTGGCGCTGGTGATACCGCAGCAATCGGCTACGCTGGCGAGACTCTTTATTTTGCCATGGGTGACGGCACTAATACCAATTCCTTTGCAACTGTTTTCAAGTTAGGTCGCAATGAAATAGTTGTAAACGAAGACAGCAACAACATCGACTTCCGCGTCGAGAGCGACACCAACACCCATGCGCTGTTTGTTGATGCGGCAAATGATCGGGTTGGTATAAAAACATCAGACCCTACGGGGGCATATGCGCTTCAGCTAGGTAGCCAAAGCGGAACTTCAGGCGAAAAGAAAACTCTCTTTTTGTCTATGGGCGGACTTTATTCGACAGATTCTGTGGCTACCAACCAATATCAATTTGCTGGTTTTATCGGCACTACGTTTAGCGGAACAGATGTATACACTCACACTTCAAGTGAGCTTAATAAAAACTTCTACATGGGGTTGGCCACGGACAACGCTTACTTTAACAATGACCGTTTTGTGATTGTTCAAGGTGGGCAGGAACGGTTTAAAATTGGTGGGTACGCCGATACCGCTGTAATTTTCAACGAAGGCGGCGTAGACTACGACTTCCGCGTCGAGAGCGACGGGCAAACACACATGTTGTTTGTTGATGCTAGTACAAATCGCGTGGGCATAAATAACAATGCTCCTCAAGCGTTTCTACATGTTACTTCTGCGGATGGCAGTGGAGCATTTCGCGTTGAACAAACTAACACTTCAGCGGGTGGCAATGCATGGCAGGCTTTGTTTGAGGACGACAGTAACGTGGACCAAGGTTCTGCTAACAGTTTAATCTACATTAACTCTAATCGACTAAATACCTCGACTGGGAAGGTTTTAAAAGTTGTTGGGAATGGTAAGTCCAGTGAGTATTTTAGTATTTATGACACTGGTGTGGTTACTGTAAATGAGTCTTCTTTAAGTACAGCCGACTTCCGTGTTGAGAGCGACACTATCACCCATGCGCTGTTTGTGGATGCGGGGAATAGCCGTGTTGGTATGAACGAATCTGATCCAGACAACACTCTGCACGTTAAAGAAGGTGACAACAACGATTCTGCTAACAATATTTATGCAGACGCCTTTTCGTCAGGTGCGATGTTAAAGTTGGAAAACGCATGGA